TGCGGCGTGCTGCCTGCACACGATCCATCATCGCGTACAGCTTGCGTGCACCAGCCTCGGTCGAGCCGTTACCAAGTTCAGAGACGATGCGAGCGGGTACAACAAACTCACCATCGGCCAGACGCGCGGGGCGCTTGTTAGCAATCGTCGCCGGGATTGAGTCAGACACTCCATCGCCAGGGCCACGAAGCAGTCGGCCACCATCAGAGTAGTCGCCCAGATGCCCACCAGCTTTGGCGGCACCTTCAACACCCATGAGCCGCATGCGCGACATACCGCCACCGGCCAGAGCAGCAGCCAGACCGCCAGTAGCGCCGCCGCTAGGAATTTCAGCAGCGGACTTAGCCGCTTGAGCCGCCAGGATAGAGGGGTAATACCCCTTGCGCTTTTCCTTCTCACCTGCTGCCGGAGCCAAAGTCTCGTGGTGGTACTTGGCGTAGTCATCGGCAGACATATTGCCCTTGACCTGTGTTTCGTACGCTTCCCTCACGTCCGGGTTGGCGTCAAAGTAGAACGCCGCAAACGACGAGTAGTTACTGCCAGTCTTGGGGTTCTTGATTACGGGCACATCCTTGGGCACGCCTTCAGGCAGCGTGGTGTCCGTAGTCGTTTGCTTTAGGTTCTTCGGCGTGAACGTAGTCGGCAAGCCCATCATCTCGGCGTAGGACCGGGAGATCTTGCCACCAGCAGGCACGAACGGAGCGACCGGATATGCGCCGCGACCCATCAAGTAGTCATATGCTTGGCTGCTGCCGCCCGTCAAACCGCTGAAACGGAACTCGTTGTAAGCAGCGCGGGCCTGCATGTCGGGAATACCGTTACGCCGAGCAAAATTCACCACATCCGAGTAGAGCGCGTTGGGGTTGGCTTGCAGATAGCCTTTAAGCAGGCTGAACGTTTGGTTCTGCGTGTACGTGCGGTCAGTCGGCTTGATGTCCGTGATGACCGGCATCTTGGTAGCGCCACCACCCTGCTCGTACGCTGTGCGAACTTCACCCATCGTAGGTGCAGCAGTGTAGTCAACCGCCGGTGCACCGGTCACGGCTGTGCCGGGGGCCACACCAGGAACGTTAGTGAACAAGTCCGGTGGGGTGTACGGGGGTTCAACAACTGGAGGCACTACCGGCTTGGGGCGCATGATGTTATTTGCAGCCATGAAATCGGCTACGTTCTGCGCGCTGAATGACTTGCCGTAGGTTTCGTTGGCTAGATCGGCTATCTGCTGATTGGTCAGCCCTGTTGCAACACCACTGCGAACAACGCCAAGCGCGGCGGCTTGCGGATCAGGAAGGATGCTTTGCTGTGCAGCCAGTTGCGTTGCCGTGGGGGTAGCGCGTTGAGTTGGGTCTAGCGCGTTGGGGCCAGAGATAGGGGCAGCAGGTGCAACAGCCGGGGCCGGAGCGGGACGCGACAGTTGGTTAGCCGCCATGAAGTCGGCTACGTTTTGCGCGCTGAAAGACTTACCGTACTGCTGATTAACCTGATCGGCGATCTGTTGGTTTGAAAGCCCAGCCGCGATACCAGCACGCGCTGCGGCCAATGCAGCCGCTTGGGGGTCGTTAAGGATGCTTTGCTGTGCAGCCAACTGCGCGGGGGTTACGCCACCATCGGCCATGCGCACCACAGGTTCACTGCGTTGGGTGAAGTCAAACATGCCGCCGCGAGAGAACGCATCTTCAGAGGAGTCGGCCACGCCGCCCTCGGCCAAACCCATCAAGCCGCCCTTAGCGCCATAGCGTTCCCGAATTGCCGCAAAGCCAGGGAACTCACCGACGTTGTACGAACCAGCGGGGCGGAGATTGCCGTACTCATCAGTGACGTACGGAGTGATCTTGCCCATCTGTGTGGTGGTCTGGGGCATCCCAGCCTTAGCAGTCTCCGCAGCAAACAGAGGTGTCGCAGCCATGTAGGCGTTACGGAATGCTCCCTTAGTGCCACCAAGTCCCTGCATAAAGGCATCACGGCCAGCCTTTTCAGTCAGGCCAGACAGACCAGCAGATAAGCGGTCGGTAACGGGGAGATTAGCAGCGTAGTTTTGAGCTGCTTGTTTGGCCACAGCATCACGCACAGCGTCTTGCGCAAAACCCTCTCCGACCCCCATAGAAACAGTTTCAAGCCCCGCTTGGCTTGCCGCTGCTTGTTGCCCCGCCGCCAAAGCTGCCTCCGACCCAGCCAAATTAGCTGCCCCAGCACTAGACAGCGCACTGCCAATACCAGCACCACCGTAGGCACCCAGACCAGCCATGATGCCTTTGCTAAGGTCACCCGTACGGACAGCCTCAAAGCCACCGACTAGCAAACCTGCCGTCATCGGGTTAATCAGGCCACCTGTAAGCGGTGTCAGGACTGCGCCAATAATCGTCGGCAGCAGGCGCTTGAGGAAGTTAGCTTCGGGCAGACCCGTTTCCGGGTTGATGGTCAGTCCGCCGCCGTGTGCTTCGGCCAAAGCATGCAGACCCCGCACCTCGTCCGGTGTCATGTGGACAAGCATGGAGTCGCCGTTGCGACCCTTAGACGCCATGTGGTCGGCTAGAACAGCAAGGCTCATACGGCCTCCAAGAAAAGGGTTGAAATCATTTTATTGGGTCAGGTCGTAGAAGGAAAGCGACCCGACCACGTCGCCCGTGGTGGCGCCTGAAACAGTTCTGACAGCCACGGTGTAGATGTCACTGACCCCGGCAATCGTCGCGCCCAGTTGGAGGTCAAAGTTGTAGCCCGTGGCCGCGCTAAGACCCTGCGTACCACCTGAACCGGTTGAAGTCACATAGTCCGTTTGCACTATGGAGCCTCCCGTGGTGGCCGTGGCTGCTACATCAAACTCTACGTTGGAATCAGTCGGCACTGCCGTCCATGATGCGGCAGTCAGCGTCGGGTTCTTGATCAGCGCCACCTCGTAGTTCTGACTGGTCGTGGGCAGAACCTGCACCCGGTTGGGCAGCACAACCGCGCCCGTGCGCCCAGACGCAAGCCGGATGGAGACAACAGGCAAGAAGGTCGTACCAATGGTGCCCAAGATTGTGGTGCGTCGCGCCACATGGTCGATGGAGGTCTGTTCAAACCCGCCCTCGGAGATTACCGAGCAGCAGATGGCTTTCATCGAAGCCGCCACCGCAGAACCAGTGGTCACAATCTCATACCGCACCGGCAGGATAGCCGTGGTCATGTAGACGTTTGTGATCTCGTTGGCGTTGTTAAACGTGTGGCAGACGATGTACTGACCGTCAATGATGAAGCCGCACCGGACCGAGCCAACACCCAGCCATTCAAAGTCCATCCACAGAATCTGCGCCTTGCTTGGGTCAAGCGTGTAGCCGGAGGCTCCTGTGCCGTCCAACTTGTCGCCGTTCCAGTCATCTTGGTTGACCGTCCGAACATTGGAAACAGAACCAGTGACGTAGGAGCGCAGGACGAAAGAGTAAACCCCATCCACGCGCTGGAAGAACACACCGTTCTGGTCGTTGTAGTACCCCACCCGCTGCGTGAGGTTCAGGCTCATGCTGCTGTCCATCACGAAGGTGGCAAGCACCAACAAACCCTTCCCAGGCTGATACGGGAACGAACGATAGGACTGCCGCAGGACAGAGCCAACACCGGCCCCAGTGACTTCCATCTTGACTGCCGCTTCGTTGGACAGGAAAGAAGTTGTGCCCGTGCCGGTTGTGGAAACATCAAACTGGTTGTCTGCGGCGTAGCGGTTCTGGCTGTCGAAGAGCGTGTAGGGCTGACTGACCCGCAAGCGCCCGAAGGCATCGACATTGGTGCCGCCGATGGAGATTGGGATGGGAGAAGTTGTAGCCACAATCCGCCTCAGTATTGCGTCAAGCCGGTTGAAGTACAGACGCAGGACGTTGTTGAACTGCTCGTGATAACGCGACTCGTACGCAGTTGGCGCCAACGGCAGGTTTGGGGGTGCAGGGACGATTGCATCTTCGATCAGCAAACTCATGGTCAACGCCGCCCATCCGGTCTGATGTCAATACGCGGAGCGCCCAACTGCCACGTCGTACCAAGCGTGTTGGAGTCGATCTTGAAGATCATCTGCCGCCCACGCACGCGGGTGTAAATCTGTCCGGTGAATTCTTCGGTAATCACGTACGTCGAGCCCCTAACCACCGGCTGTCCTGCGTTATCGACGCTGCCTGAGCCCGAGTTGTACAACCCATAGAGCGTCATGTTAACGGTCGGCGTGTTGGCCGTCGAGTTCTCAAACGTCAGGTCAGGCAGTATGCGCCAGACAAACCCGAAGTTGTGCCCGTCACCGATGTCGAACTCAGACGACGAGATGTACGCGTTGATGGCGGCGGGCGTTCCGGTAGCGTTGTCGTCTAGGCCCTGCTCGTGGTTAACCAGCAGTCCCGTCTGAGCCGTGGAGTTATAGGTCGCAGCCATCGGGAAATCGCGCAACCCAGAATCAAGCCAAGCCGTCCTGGCCATCGTGCCGTAGTACCAAATCTTTTCGACGTAGTTGTAGACGACGTACTTGTCGATGATGATCGAGTTTGCTGAGCAGTAGAACCACCAGACCTCGTTGAAGCCTTCATTGGTACCGGCAAAGACCTGTGCAGCCTGCGACTGATTAAAGTCACTGAAGACATAGCGGCGCAGGTCGCAGTTGAGCGTCTGCACGCGGCCATCGTAGGCGTAGAACTTGTCCACGCCCATCCAGTACACCACGCCCGAGGCGATGACCGCCGCGTTGGGACCTTCAATCGAGATGTTGTCTCCGAGAAGCTGCGCGCCCCAGAAGATCGGTGCGTCCAAATACTGCAAAGAGTAAATGGCCGAGTCAGTGAAGACCACGATTTCCTGACGAGCCTGCACCGCCGCAACGATTTCTGAGCCGTGAGACAGGCGCAGGCTACCCGCTTGATTAGTCGCCGCAGGCGTCCAGTTGACGGCGTCTTCTTGATCTGACCACCGGATCAGCATGGGGTCAAGCGTGGCGCTGCCGTAGTCGTTGCAGCCCATCGCAAACACAAAGCGGTTGATGTCCGAAACAAAGATGTCGTTCTGTACTGTCGGCACGTCCGACGCGCCGGGCAAACTGGAGAGCAAAACCCCTCGCGTAGTCAAACTTGTTGTGGCGTCCCAGTAATAGATGCCGCTTCCACGCGGACCAAAAATCAAGTCTTGGCCGAAGTTAGCTTGGCTCCACAGCCGAATGGCTGTGTTGGATG